ATTGGAGTTATTTATGAACACACCGGTTAGTGAATTTGATGTAGTGTTTATCAGCTACGATGAACCTAATGCCGACGAAAACTATGCAGACCTACTTGAAAAATGTCCATGGGCTAAGCGTAGTCACGGTGTCTTTGGCTCAGATGCTTGCCATAAGGCTGCTGCAAAGCTAGCAGAAACTGAACGCTTTATCAGCATTGATGCTGACAACAAGGTGCGAGCAGATTTTTTTGAGCTTGAACTAGATCTTACAAAATTTGATCGCAGCGATGTGCTTAGTTGGTCAGGTAAAAACATTATCAATGGTCTGGTCTATGGTAATGGTGGTGTAAAGCTTTGGCCAAAAAAGGTTGTAGAACAGATGCGTACACACGAAGCAGTTGACTCAGGTCCTGGCGCGGTTGATTTTTGTTGGGACATTCACTACCACCAGCTTAACAATATCTATAGTGATGTTTATAATAACTCTACACCTTATCAGGCCTATCGTGCAGGATTTAGAGAAGGTGTTAAGCTAGCATTACATAACGGTCGTCCAATGGACTGGCGACAGATTGCTGACAAGAACCATTTTAAAAATCATCGTCGCCTGCTGGTTTGGATGAGTGTAGGAGCAGATACAGAAAATGGACTTTGGGCTATCTACGGTGCCAGACTGGGCTGCTATCTAACAAATCTACGCAGAGACTGGGACTTTACGCTGGTTAGAGATTTTGAATGGCATACGCAATATTGGAAAGAGGAAATTGCACCGCGCTTTGCTGGTGGCAATGATCTTTGTATTCGCAGTAATTATAACTGGAATAAAGACCAGCTCTACAGTGAAATTGTCAAGATTGGCCGCGCACTTAGACAGGATCTTGGATTAGAAATTGCCGAACTAGACGAAGCAGGCAGTAAATTCTTTAAGGCCAGTTATTTTAATCCTCATCGTCTTGGACCGCTGGTAAAAGAAACAGACGTGGAACAATTTATTCTAGAATAAAATGCTCGATGTATTTTTTATTTCCATGGATGAAGTTAATGCTGAAGAAAACTGGCAGCGACTTCTAAAATTTAGACCAGATGCTAAACGTGTTTCAAACATAGTTGGCATTTATGAAGTACATCAAACCTGCGCTAGACTAAGTGCAACAAAAAATTTCTGGGTAGTTGATGCTGATGCCTGGATTGTGGATGACTTTGATTTTAGTTGGAAACCTGATCCCAGCATACAGCATTGGGGAACAGCAGAACCAGATTGTTTGATTGTCTGGCCAAGTATAAATCCAGTTAATGATTTAGTTTATGGTTATGGTGCTGTCAAAGTATTTCCACGACAGCCTTTTTTAGAAGACCGTAGCTGGTCAGTTGATATGAGTTCTAGCATTGTAAAAGTTACAGCAGCTAAAGATCAAATCAGCTGCAAAACAAGATTTAATGCAACGCCAGAAAGTGCCTGGATTGGCGCATTTAGAGAATGTGCTAAACTTGCCAGTCTAAGTTCTATTAAAACCAGAATAAGAAGAGTCAAACAACAGCAAGATCAAGAACTTGAAGAGCTGAATTGTTATGTTAAATCACAAACCAATTGGTCAGCAGACAAGCGCACAAATTATCGTCGTGCTCAAACAACAGTGATTTTAGATCGTTATAAACAAGAACTTGATATTTTCAATTATTGGCAAGAACTGGAAAATTACAGCCAACGACGATTAACATGGTGTACACACGGTCGGACTAGAAAAAATGGGAAATTTGTAATATTAGGAGCACAAGCTGGAAACAATTATGGACTTAGAAACAGCGATGATATTGCAGCATTAAATTTAATCAATGATTGGAATTGGTTAAAGAAGGAATTTAAGACACATGTTGGTCTTTAAACAACCTGTTGTAGAAACAAAAAATATTGCCGATCTCAAATTCTATGGATGGTTTAATGAACAAGTCTGATGAGTTAAAAAATTCAATACTGCTGTTTGTTGACGAAGCCATTGGATTTAGAAAGAGTCTGCATCATTTTCATCGCTGGCTTGTAACAGAAAATCACGAAGAACTTGTTGGCTTAATTGTTGAAGTCTGCAGAGAACGAGATGTTGATATATGGCCTTTACTTAATGCAGTACTCGACGGTAATGATGAAGATGGTCTAGCAGCATTGCAAAACCAAGCAGCACGAGGATTTTTTGTTCCTGCTGCATGGGTTGATGATCAGGTTATCAAGCTGGAAAAACTTGAAATCAACTTGATTGATGACGATATGCAGCGGCAGGCCAATAAGCTATGGGCATTACGAGATTGGATCAATCTTAATGCAGAAAAAAATCAAGTTAATGTACTAAGCTTATTAGCACTTGCACACCAGCTGATAGTTGATGCTCGTTATGATTTTTATAAAATATTTGAATTGCTCGAGCTATTTGTTGGGTCAGACACGTTATTGTCTTGCATTATTGACGATAGTATTTTAAAATTTGGTGATGCTGTTTCTAAATATTATAGTGACTATCAACAAGAACATATAAAGAGACTAGCTGTTGCCGTCAACAATAATCAAGATCTAAACTGGAAAGATGCACTTAGCCGTAATCAAGTAAAAAGCAAACTCTGGCTACTAGATTGTCTTGTAAATTTTAGACTTCTACCAAAAACAAGATCAGCGATGGATACAGAAACTACAACAATCATTGTTGGTGGTTGGGTTGGTATGTTACCATTTTTAGCAAGCTTAAACAATATTAGTCTAGATAATGTAATTAATGTTGATATTGATTCAAATGTACATGGTGCAGCACTAGTATTAAACGTAGGTAAACATACAAATTTCAAAAACTCAGCGCAAGACATTAGAAGTTTTGATTTTAGTCGCTATAAAAAAGTTTTGCTAATTGATACTATTGTTGAACATTTTGAAAATCATAGCGATTGGATTAGATCATTACCAAAAAATATCACTGTAATTCTTCAAGGCAACGACATGTTTGATGTTCCAGATCATGTAAATTGTCATCATTCTCTAGAAGAATTTGAAGCTGGTATAGGGCTACCTAATACATTATGGTCAGGCGAACTTGTACTATATAAGTGTACAAGATTTATGGCCATTGGACGAACATGAAAAGACATTATCGCACTACAACCTTTGTTGATCTAAACCAACTTAGACAAGAGTGCGAGCGTTTGGCCTGGGATGGCGAACTACAACAAATAAGAACACAAACTGCAATACAAAATATTTCTGGTGATGCAGATTATCTTGAAGGTACCGGCGCTAAACCAGGGCAGCTTGATAGTCAATGGGCAAACCTACGCAGCGATCTAGTAGGCACCTGGTGGGAAGAATTTTTTGCACGATTGCCTTGGCGTGTTTATCGTACTAGAATTATGATCATGCAGCCGCGTAGCTGCTATAGTATACACACCGACACCAGTCCAAGATTGCACATTGCACTTAAAACGCATAACCAATGTAAGTTTATTTTTACAACACCGCCGGAAATAGTGCATATCCCTGCAGATGGATTTGTCTATTGGGTTGATACCAGCAAAGAGCATACTGCAATAAATGCCAGTTTAGAACCACGTTGGCACCTACTAATGAGCTTGGACAATACACAAGACCATTAACTAGATACATATTTTTATGAATTCTCTGCGTATAGAAATCGCCAATGCTGATACATTTGAGCAGCATTTAATAGCTTATCAAAATTTTCTTAAAAGAATAAACAGTGATGGTAATATTAGACCTGCCTTATTAAGGAATATGGATGATAGCGCACCTGGTGGCCTATTATATCTAATCAATAACGAACGCGGAGATCATCGACGATGGACGCCAGGTTGTGGAGAAATTGCGTTATTATATGACGATCTAACTGGCGCAATTGTAGGAGTCAGTGCAGTTGAGCATAATCCGCTTAGCGATAACATTTCCTCGGGCGGTAATCGTTGTTGGCTTTTACAAGCATTTAGAAAAAATCATACGGTAACCAATTATTTGCTCAATAGCAATTTTATCTGGACTAAAAAACAGGAAAAAATTGGTATGATGTTAACTTTTAACTATTATAATAAGAGAATTTACGATGCAATAGTGCTCAGATCACGTGGAAAAACCGGATCAATAAACAAATTCTGGAGCAATTGGTGGAATGACTGCTTGCCCATTGAACAGCCAATTATGTTACATAATACTCCACAGTGGGCAGTGATTAAACCCTGTGCTGACCATCGTTTAATTAAACAAGAAATACAAGAACTAGTTGAAATATACGGGGCCACTGATGTTCAATACACAGAATAATCATCTGATTTATTATTATAATGATGATACCTCACAAATTTGGCGTCGCAGTAGTTTAGACACTTCGCACATGTCTGTAGGCGGCTGTAGCAGAGAACCATTTAGTGCAAGAATTGAATGGATTCGCAATGCCAGACTGATATATGATCAATATCCAGATTTGACTATTTTTATGAGTGGTGGGCTTGATAGTGAAATAGCATTAAGATCTTTTATTGCTGCAGGAATACACCCTAAATTAGCAACAGTCAGATTTCCAGACCAAAAAAACTCGTACGACATTGGTCCAATGATACAGTTGGTACAGGATGAGTTTGGACTAGACATTAGTATTATTGATTTTGACCCTGAAGAGTTTTGTCTCAGCGGTGAATACTTGGAAATTAGTCAGAAGTACCAGGCTTACTCATTTTATCAACAGATTTTATTAAAGGTTGCCGAGTCATTTTCAGCACCAATGATTACTGTTGATGAAATTGAATTAGAAAAATATTCGTTTTTTAATTTTGATACTGGCGAAGTTGATCGTAAATGGATATTCTTAAAAAAAGAAGATCAAGACGGTGTTTGGCGCAGATTTAACGACAAGACTAAAATTCCAGCTCTCAATAATTTTTATACCTATACGCCAGAAAGCATGTTGGCTTTCCTAAGATTACCAACTGTTGGTCATTTAATTAGAGATCAAATACCTTATAAGTTGAGCTGGACCAGCAGTAAAATGAAAATTTACAGTGAAGCAGGGTTTAAATTTAGAATGCGGCCAAAATATCATGGCATGGAAAATTATATGGCATTATGGAATTATGTTGAAGCAAATCAGTCTGATGATTTAAAAAATTTTAGCCCAGTTGAATATGTTATTCCAGCATTAGAACTAGAAGAAAATTTATCTCAAGGAAAACCAAGCATATGCAGTATTCTTTAGAAGTACTAGAAAACGAAAGCCTTGACAAGGTAGTTGAATTATCCAATAGCATTTATAATGGTGCTGATGAAGACAAATATCCTGATTTTAGAGTAGGGTTTGATATTGTAGCTGAAAACAATAGAAGACAATTCTTTAATATGTTTATGCTACCAAAGCACTACGTTGGGTTCACACAATGTAGAACATATGGAGTATTTGATAGCAACAAGCAGTTAATAGCCGCTGTTGGTGTTCGTAGATATGATTATTTTCCGGCCTGGTCTATCAGTTGGTTACTAAGTCCAAAGCTTGGCACCAGGTTTGTTGTACTATTCAGATATATTGTTGATGAACTTTGTAAAATACATGAAGAAATTGGCATCAACGAATTACTAGTAACATATCCAACATCAAGAGAAGAAGCTTATAGTAGAATTATGTTGTTTATGCGTGAGCGCTATTTTACTTTTGTTGAAACTACAATTCCTGCAAAGACTACAAGTTCATTTGGGTTTATACATGAAATGATGGGCAGTACCTTGCATCCCCATGACATGAATTTAAGAAGGTACATATTGCGACGCCCTGACATGACTCCAGCTAGCGAAGGCGGTCGGGCAAAAAGAAAACAACACAATAATGAATAACATTCTAAGTTGGATAAACACCCAACGCGACTTATATGCCAGGACACAGCAGATACCTTATATTTTGGCAATTTGGTTTCCATACCATTTGATTGCACTAGCTGCTGTTGCTTACGGCGTATTTGTAGAATGGTCTTGGACTAATCTGCTGCTTGCTGTACTGGGCTGGATACTGCTAGATGGCGTTGGAAATAACCTAACACTACATCGTTTGTTAAGTCATCAAAGCTGGCAACCACGCAGCTGGATGCGTCCTTTTTTATACTGGGCAGCTACAATGGTAGGTGAAGGCAGTCCGTTGTGGTGGGCAGCACTACACAGAGGACATCATCATCGAGTCAGTGACCAACCAGGAAAAGATATTCATACACCAGTTGTCAACGGTCGTTGGCCTAGTTATATGGGCTGGCAATTTGGAATACAACAGGATTCAGTTAATTTTCGCTATGCCGCAGACTTGCTTAGAGATCGCAAGTTAATTTTTATACACAAGCATTATAATAAAATAATCTATTCAACACTGTTGGTCAGCAGCTTTATTTTTGGCATTGAATCAACAGTATGGTTCTTTATAGTTGGCGCACTAATGAGTCTACATGCCGACGGGTTAGTCAATACTTTTGGACATGTACCATCAGCTGGTTATAGAAACTTTGACAATAAAGATGTCAGCACCAATGTTTGGTGGATTGGCTACTTTCACTGGGGATCAGGCTGGCACAACAATCATCATCGTGATGCCAGCAGCTTTGACTTTGGAACAACAGTAAGTGGTCGTAGGTTTGAATTTGATCCGTGTTTGCTATTAGTAATACCATTTGCCACTGTCAAAGAAATTAAACGCTTGTGGAATTTACGA